TAGAGGGTAGTGATGAGAGTGAAAACGACGATCTGCGCCAGAACCGCCCAGATTGTCGAGAAGGCTATGACCCGGAAGGTCAGAGAGCGCGGCCAGAAGCGCATCCGTCCAAAAACGCCGGAACGTTTGCCTGTGCGCATCCGTGGATTGGCAGGCTGACCGGTCGACTTCAAGCCTCAGGCTCTCGAATGCGGTAGCCCATGCCGCGCACGGTTTCTATCAGGTCAACGCCCAGCTTCTTGCGCAACCGGCCCACGAACACCTCGATCGTGTTGGAATCGCGATCGAAATCCTGATCGTAGAGATGCTCGACCAGTTCGGTTCGCGAAACCACCTCGCCCATATGGTGCATCAGATAGGCCAGCAGGCGAAACTCCAGCGACGTAAGTTTCAGAGGAACACCGTCGACATCCGCCTTGGACGACTTTGTATCGAGCCGAAGGGGACCGCAGACGAGTTCGGATGAGGCATGGCCGGCGGCTCGCCTTATCAGCGCGCGAAGCCGGGCCAGAACCTCTTCGATATGAAAGGGCTTTGCGACATAGTCGTCGGCGCCGGCATCGATACCGGCCACCTTGTCGCTCCACCGGTCGCGAGCGGTGAGCATGAGGACCGGCATCTTGCGGCCATCGCGGCGCCATCGCTCCACCACGCTGATCCCATCCATCTGCGGCAGGCCGATGTCCAGCACGACAGCATCGTAAGGCTCGGTGTCACCGAGAAAATGGCCCTCCTCGCCGTCAAAGGCCTTGTCCACAACATAGCCGGCATCAAGCAGCGCGTCAGCAATCTGCCTGTTCAGATCCACATCATCTTCGACGACGAGCACACGCATTGAAAACGATCCTGCCTGTAACGGCCAGTCGGCCAGGGTCCTGTCAGCTATAGAGCGAATCCGGAATCATTGAAATGAAACGCGAATCATCCTTTCGGGACAACGATCTCGGTCCGGCGAGGCCGCTCGCCGTCCTTGCCGGGCACCAGTACCACAATGACGCAGACCGCCTGACCGCCCCTGTTGGCTTCGGAAGCCTTGGCCAGCGTACCGCCGTTCTGGGCCGCCACCTGCTGGCCGATCGAATAGCAATCGGCTGCGGCGGCTGGCGGCGCCAGTATGGCGCCGGCGCAAAGCACCAGCATCGTTGCCCGGATCATGTTTCTGAACTTTTCCATACTCAACGTTCTAACCCGCCATGGCTGAACGCGAAATGAATACCAAACCCACTGCGCATCTCCCCCCAACCAGGCATTTGCACAAAAAAGGCCTCAAGCGAGGCAATGCTTCATGATCCTAACCTATCCTGTCCTTTGCAGACAACCTGCCGATGATTGCAATAAGTCCGGCAACTGCACTCACCCCCTGCAAAAGCGTGTCAGTGATCAGGGTGCCGTCGGCAGCATCGAAGGGCAATCCGGCAGCACCCGCCACGCCCGTCAGAACCGCTACAGCCGATGCCCAGATGGTGCGCGAAAGATACCAGGGTTTTGTCTCAGTCATTGATCGTTCCTTTCTCAAACTGTTGTTTCAGATGATTTTCAGATGGGAAGAGCTGGGAAGCCCCCAGCCGGCCGGCCCGCCGGCCTGACACACGGCCACGTCCAGTGTTGCGGGGCGAACCCCGAAATCCGCCACGATCAGAGCCTCGGGATAGAGCCAGTTCGGCTGCTGGGTGGAAAGCGTCCGCACTGTCTCGCCGCCCGGACCTGCGATCTCGACCCTGTATTCTTCCTTTTCCTCGCCAAGCGGAATGTCGGGAAGATCCCAGCCGTCGGCATCGAGGCGTCCACGACGTTTCCAGGAAAGCATGACATCGGCTCCGGCAAGACGCGCGCTGGCATGAACCGGCGCCAGTGGAATCCGGGCCCGCAGGCCTCCAATCTGGCGGCTGGTTGCAAAATGCAGATCGGATATGTCGGTCGCAGCCGGCCCGATCTTCCAGTTCAGCTCCAGACCGATTTCAGAAGGTCCCAGGCCAGCCGGCACGACCGCATCGTCGAGGATCACGAAATCGGAACCTGAAGCAGCCCCTGCAAGCATCGCATCCGTGGTTCCCAGCTGGCCGCGCAACAATTCCGAAAGCATCCAGATATTATCGGCCACCTGTTCGGCACGCCTGAACTGGATCACCTCCCATGCGCCGGCTGCCGAACGCACCGCGGCGGCATTGGCGCCATTGAGCATCTGTTGCAGGCTGACACTTGCCGCATCCGCATCGAACAATTCGACCCTGAGGCAGGAATTGTGCAAAACCCGGCCTTCCACGCCCGGTCCAAGGTCCTCGACCAGCTGCCCCAGCGAGGCCGGGCGCGTCAGCAACTGTCGCGAAGCAAAGCCGTCATCTTCGGGGGATGCGAAAACGATCTGGCTTCTCCACGGTTTTTGCCAGACGGCCACACGGAACTGCTCCGTCGGCTCCGTCCCGCCGGCCCCGGCCGGCAGGTCGAGAAACAGGACATGCGGCTTGCCCGCCACCAGCGGCGGCGGCTGCAATGCAGGCAAAACCGTCTCGCGCCAGGGTGCGGGCGCGGCGCGGATGATCTGTCGTGCCTCCACCTTGCGCGTCATCCCGTCATCGATGCCGGTGATGAGGAAATCGGAATTGGTGGCGGATGCAGGCAGTGTCACCAGTGCGCCGGGGCTGAAACCGGCATTGGGCTGCGGCACCGTGAAGGAAACGGTTTCCCGCTGATACCAGACACGTTTCAGCCAGTCGTCCAGCAGGGCACCTGCCTGCCCCGGTTCCAGAACACCCGGGAAATGGATCATGTGCTGGCGCGCGCCGGGCGCGCCGGTGCGAGTGCGCCGGACTGTCGCCGCCTGATAATCCTGCGACGGATTGACGAAGCTGATCAAGGCCTCCGCCGGCAGCTCGTGATCGGGAATGCGAACCGTTTCCAGCACGGTCTCCGCACCGTCCACGACCAGATCACCGGCCTCGATCACCGCACCGGCACCCGCCCCCGAGCGTTCGACAACCAGCCTGCCGTTTTCCTCGCGCAGGCTCAGATCGAACAGCTCGCAAAGCGGCTCGATCGCCGCGCGCGCGGTGGCGGGGTCGGCGATCACATAGCCCTGAACCGATCCTCCCACCTCACCGATGATGGCATCGTCATATCCATGATCCGCCAGAATGGCACCGACAAGCGCGCCGACATCGGGATTGGAGAGCCGCCCGTTCAGCCAGTGGCCCCGGCTCCAGTGAGGCCCGTCCGACCAAAGGTCGGCGCGCTGGGGAAATGCCGGAAACGGGCGCGTGTCCCAGGCCCACAGATAGGTCCTCTCGAAATCGACCATCCGGCCGCCATAGACGGGCGAAAGCGGATTGTTCGCCTCTTTGAATCCTTCCGTTGCGGGGTTCCAATGCTTCATATGCGCTTCGAGGAAACGAAGCTGCGCAAGATCGGAGCGGCCACCCGACGAGAAATAGGGCGTGAAGCTCTCCGCCGATTTCGCGTCCGGGAACACATTCGGCTGGTTTGGGCCCTTGTCGACGGCAGGGCAGCCCAGTTCCGTGAACCAGATCGGCTTTTTCCTGGGAATCCAGTCGGTTGGCGAGGTTTTCTCGGTGTCGGCGATCCGGTCGAAATGCTGGCTTGACCACCAACTGACGATGTCCTTGTAGCGGAAAACCCATGGCTTGCCGTGCGCGCCATCGGATATAGCCACGCGTATGCGCGCCTCACGCGCCGCCCCATCCGGATAGTACCAGTCGAAGCCTTCGCCTGCGGCGATGGATGCGCTGAGCCCCTGCAAGTCGTAGGGGCCGGAAAATCCGTCCGGATTGCCGCCGCTATAGTCCCCGTCACGCCAGTCGGAAAGCGGCATGTAATTGTCGATCCCAACCGCATCGATCGCCGGATTTGCCCACAAGGGATCCAGATGAAAGAAGACATCGCCCGACCCGTCGGGCGGATGATAGCCGAAATACTCGCTCCAGTCGGCGCCGTAGCTCAGGCGCGTCTGCGGTCCGAGCACCGCGCGCACATCCGCCGCCAGCAGGCCAAGCTGCTCCACGAAGGGAAAAGCGTTTGACTGGTCACGCAGGGTCGTCAGCCCGCGCAATTCGCTGCCGATCAGGAACGCGTCGACGCCACCCGCGCTTGCTGCGAGATGCGCATAGTGAAGAATGAAGCGGCGGTATCCCCAGTCGGCTCCTCCGGTGAACGAGATCGTCTCGCCAGAGTTGGCGAATTGCGTTCTCTGCGCGGTGCCGCAGAAGGCCGCCACCTGCGTTCTCGCAGCCGGCGTGCGATCCGCCGATGCCGGCTGCATGGGGCCGGGATAGCAGCTTATGCGCCCGCGCCACGGATAGGCCGGCTGCGCCGATCCGCCGTGGGGATTTGGCAAGCTGTTGCCGTGCGCCACATCCATCATGATGAACGGATAGAGCGTGACGCCAAGGCCCCGCGCCCTGATCTCCGAAATCGCTTCGATGACGCTTTTGTCGGAAGGTGTGCCGCCATAGGCGGAGCCGCCGTCATACTGTGAGACGACCGCAGCATCCTGCCGTGAAAGGCCGGACACTCGCCATTGCTGCGAAAATCCAGCATCGACGGCAGTTGTCGTCATCGGACGGACCTTGCATTGGCCGGCCCGCAGGTCGTCGCCGAACCAAGAAACGACCAGCGCTACATGCTTCAGATTGGGGCAGGTCTGCTGCAACTCGTCGAGCGAGGCCTGAATGTCGGTCGCACCGAAAAGCACGTTGCGGTTTACATATGTCTCGTCGCCGGGCCGCCTGCGGCTCGTCACCGGTGTTGTCGAAAGCCCGTATTCGGTGGCGCCGGGCAACAACGTTACTGCCCTGACATCCTTGTGCAGACGGCCGACCGGCCGGATCACCTCGAATTGCAGTTGCGGGATACGGTTGCCGAACCCGCCAATATCCAGACGCTCGATGACAACATAGGCCACGCCGCGATAGGCGGGCGCGTTACCGGCCCCCTGCCTTGCCTCGATCAGCGGATCGGGCTGCTGCTCCTCGCTGCCGGTGTAGATCCGCAGTTCCACCGCCTCGCGGTCGATCTCGCGCCCGTCGGCCCAGATGCGCCTGATGCCGGCGATCTCGCCCTCGCACAAAAGGAAGGCTGCGTTGGCGTAGTAGGAATATTCGGTAACCTTCGGGCCCATCTTGCCCTGACGCCGCGTCGAACGGCTTTCCTCGAACCGCGTCGCCCAGATCAGGGTGCCACCCAGCCGCGCTGTGCCGTAGAGACGGGGGATCGACGCCCCCTCCTCGGCGCTGAAAGGTCGTGCGCTGGCCAGCCGTGGCCCTTCGATGCGCTGCGTGCCGTTGATCAGCGCCCGGTCGAGCGCATATCCGGCCATGGCGCCCACGGCAGAGCCGATCGCGCCGCCGAAAGTGCCAAGGAAGCCGCCGATATAGGCACCGGCAGCCTGCAACAGGATGGTGGCCATGAAAAGCTCCGGCGCTGTTCAGTTGTCTGGAAAAGCGAAGACGCCGGCGATGCGCCGGCGCCATTGCGGAACGAGAGTGGACTTCACCACCGCCCGCCCGCCCTCATAGGCATGCATGAAACTGTCTTCGGCAACGGCGATGCCGGCATGTCGCGCGGGCAGATGCGGCCGCCAGCGAAACACCAGAACCCGGCCGCGTAACGGCTCGTCCAGCCCGCATTCGTCGAGAAGCCGGCGCGCTCCCGCCAGCATTGCCTCCCCGGCATCGCCGCAGGCCCAGTCCGGCGCGTAGTCCGCCGGCATATCGGGTGCGCGTCCGTAGAGCGCCACCCACACGCCTCTCACCAGACCGATGCAGTCGCAACCGATACCCTTAGTTGCGGCCTGATGCCGGTAGGGCGTGCCGACCCATGACAGGGTTTCTGCAATGACGCGCTCTGCATCCATCACGGCACCACCGGGCCACCGTCGAAAACGCCGTCGTCGGAGACGTAGGAATAAGCCACATCGTTGCCCGGCAGATGCGGAAAGCCGCGGAAATTCCGTGCATTGGCGAATTTCGCCTTGCAGGTTGCAAAGGAATGGTCGCAACCGGCAACCACCGTGAAGCCATCGCCGATGCCGAATGGCGGTCCATTGATTGCCTGCAGCGTCAGAACCGCCAGCGATCCGTCAGTCCTGTGATCGACGATCCGCTCGGCTCTGCCCTGCCGCGCGCCGCTCGTCCAGGTCAGCGTGCCGAAGGAAAACCAGCCCGTATCGATGCCATCCAGGCCCGAAACCCGCAGCATGTCGGTTCCATCGAGGCTTTCCACCGCCCCCATCGCATTGAAAGCCGGCTGGCTCAGGCTGGCCCGGCAGCGACCATCACCCAGTTCGGCATCGCATTTGCGCGTTACATAGCGGCCGTTGGGCTGGTCCAGCCTGTGCATGAGGCTTTGCAGTTCCGCCACGAAGCGCCCGTCCGCGCGGGTGAGCTTGCCGATGGTCGCCTTCCTGATCAACGCGAACTTGGTCGGGCTGCGCCAGTTGACGAGATAGGTCTCCACGGTCGCGCCGTCATAAAGACCGGCGGCTATGTCCTCGTCGCGTATGCGATCCGAGGCCAGCGCTCCCTCCACGTCGACCGTATCGACGGAAAGCCCGAGAGACTGGCGCGCCTCGCTGGCGCTCAGGCCGGTCTCAGGCTCGAAAACGCCGCTGTCGAGAACCAG